CATATTGTCAAATACTCTCCACTATTCTACACGAATAGCTCATCGCGATTTTATTATCATTAACATATTTATATCCCATTTTGGACATCATTAGCAAAGTCTCGCTGTGAGCAGTACGTGAACAGTCATACCAGCTATCAAATTGTTTAGGATATTCCATAGGGGGCAGACATGGCACTGGACTGCCTACGAACGAACACACCCATATTATTAATATAAATTTAGTCATTGACAAAGTTTTAAAAAAGTCCTATATAATACTTCAAATGAAAGGAACACAACATGACTGATATTTCAAAATATCGAAACGTTTCACTAACACATGAAACATACAAGACTTTGATCAATTTGTCGAAGGTATTATTACCGGATGCACAATTATCAATCTCAAAGACTATAGAATCAATTGCAAATGAGAAAGCTAAAAAATTAAATGGTAAAATTAAAAAAATACAGAGTTCATAAAGCAATTTGTGACGTGTGTAATGGCAATGGATATGTTAAGGTTGTCCATATTGATGAAAAGAATCACATTCACCAATGCTGGGAATGCGATTCGGAAGGAGAGTTTTATATTTATGAAGATAATATTAATCATGGTAGTCGCAATACTTACAAGTTCTTGCACTGAGTTTGCTATTTTAAGTTCTGGTGCAGGAATTGCTGTAAGTCAAAGTACTTATGCTAAAGCATATAGTGGAATAGATTTTTTAACCATTATGCGAACAGAGAAAGATATTAAAACTCATATGTATCACAGTTTAACGAAAGAAGATGAATAATAATTTTAAATTAGATATAGCTTATATTGCCGGACTCTTTGATGGTAGAGGCAGTATTTATTACAAACAAGTAATAGAAAAAAGAAAGACTAAAAAACCTACTAAGGTTTGGAAAATAAGAATGGAAATGTCTATGCCCGATAAAAATGTTATGGAATTAGTTCATGAGACTTTGGGCTGTGGCACATTACGTGAAAAGAAAGTAACAAAGGGAATAAAAAAACAATGGCGTTGGCAATGTTCACATAGAGACGCTTTATATGTGTGCAAGTTATTGTGGCCCCATACCATGGTTAAGTTACATAAGATAGAACAGGTCATCGATCACTATGAACCCGATATACAGGAATTGGGAGATAATGTAGTGGATTTCGAAAAGGAAAGGTTCATTAGAACCGTATGGCCATAAACAAAATTAACAGTTGGGGACGGATACATCATCCTGTGAGGATTTGTCATCCTTTTCCACCGCGGGTTATCCAGCTCCCCTTATCTTCAACCTGCGGTGGGTTTAAACAATGAATAAAATATTTATAATCATCTTTACTTTTTTAGGACTGATGACTTTACTCGCTTTGTATATGCTGGTGGTGGTACTATGACCAATAAATATTATATAAATTATTTTTCAAAGTCAGATGGTAAGAAGATTAAAAGACCTTATGATCCACATGCTGAAAAGCAACATGAATTCATTGCAGGCTCCGGTAATCTTTGTAAAAGATACTGGGACACGAGTAAGGATGGATTGAGAACGGCTAACGCACCATGGACCATTACGGTTAGGAAATGATTCAAACAAGTTTTTGGAAGGAAGAATCTGAACCAATAGAGAAACTTTACCTCGGTAAAATATATCCAAGAAGGTATGTAAATCAGGAGACAGGAGCTGTTTTGAAAAACTCTAGCTACACAAGAAATGGAAAAATAGCTAGAGGTAGGACTGAGTTTTTTGTTAATAATGAATGGATTAAAGAGGAAGATGTTCCTGAAAGAAGAGAGTGGCGAAAGAAAACAGACTCATCTTTAAGAGGAAGTTTAAAAGCAATAAAATTTCGTATGGTAGAAAAAGAAAAAAAGAGTGGTAAAGTTTTAATTGGAGATAATGAATTTAAGGATAAATGGAATTGTTATACTAAACTTCGTGCACATTATAATGAGCAGGTTGGACGATATGGTACTAAGTGTCCCATTACGGGCCTAGAATTTACACATATTTCGGAGCATATAAAAAGTACGAAAGGAGATGGAAGGAGAAGAAAAAATAATATTATTATAACTAATATATCGGCGGATCGAATACTTAATCATATACATTACACTAAACAAAATGTATTATTTACATCGGCTGGATGGAACGTGGCCAGAGGGGAGTTACGTCTAGCTCATATGAAATTTTTTTTAAACAAAAATCATGTTGAACGATATGAAGAAATTTTAAGAGAACGATTTCCAGATTATAAAGAAGAGGCCCCGGAGTAATAAATGATGAACGATAAAGACCTAAAAGAATATCACGATCTAGATAAGTTGAAACAGTACCAACCGCTGCCTTCAGGACTCACGATTGCCGACTCAGGGATCGCGGGCCAGGGACTGTTCACCACGCGGAAACTGGTGGCTGAAACTAACCTTGGAATGTCTCATGTAGAATTAGGCAAACTTATTTTAAGAACTCCCATGGGTGGATTTATCAACCACTCTAATAATCCCAACTGTGTTAAGGTTAAATCTCTTCTAACCAGGCAGGAATGGAATCATCGTACTGAGCTGCCTGATGACAAATATGATCTTAACTTCACAAAATGGAATCTTATGGTCATAGAAGATATTGAAGAAGGAGAAGAATTAACATTAAAATATAAATGGTATGACCCTGAAAAAACGAATACACGTTAACATGCATCACATCCGGCATAACAAGAAGCACGGAACCAATAAACCGGTGATCACTGTGAAGACAAGTAAATCAAATACTTATGGTCATGGAGTAGAAATACTAGGACCCAGTAAAGTTGTATACAGTCCTGATAAACCATTGAGCTGTGGCGCAAGAGTGTGGATTGAGACAAAAGCGGAAGTAAATATTTCATGAAAAAATCTAATAAATACACCTATATACAAGGAAAACAGATTACAGATGGAGAAACTGGAATCCGACATTATGACTTCCAGGGTATGAGATTACCCTCGGTGACGACAATACTTGCAAAGACAAAGAATCAGAGTTATTTAACAGCGTGGAAAAATAAAGTAGGACATGAAAAAGCTGAATCAATCAAGAATCTATCATCACGGCGGGGGACTGCCATGCACAAGTTCCTGGAGTCTCATATCCAAGGAGTTGGCTACGATGATGTTACGCCAATCGGATGCGAGGCGAAGCCCATGGCCCAAAAAATTATTGAAGTGGGTCTTACACCTATTTCGGAAATCTATGGTTCGGAAGTTATGTTACATTACCCTGGGTTATACGCTGGCTCTACTGACTTGGTTTGTATGCACAATGATTTGGAGACTATTGTAGATTTTAAGCAGAGCAACCGGCCGAAGAAAGAAGAATGGGTTGATGACTACTACCTGCAGATCGCAGCATATGCCATGGCCCACGATGCATATTACGGGAGTAGGATTAGACAAGGAGTCATAATGATATGTACTCCGGATCTGTATTATCAAGAGTTCCGGATCACGGACCAGGGCTTACGGACCTGGAAGCACAAGTTCTTGAAGAGATTGGATCACTATAATGAACTTATATTTGATGAGAAAGAGCGAGCCAAGGTAGATCCAAAATTATTGTTGAAAGAGTTCGAAGAAGATGGACATTGAGAACTATTGTGTGTGTAAGCAAAGACCGATGGATTCTGATGCAGAAGCATTGATAAAAGAAATGAAAGAATATCGAGATGGTATGGTGGCCCGGAATCTTCCGTTTCAATGGATAAGTGATATCATTACCAAATGGGAAATGAAGAAAGTAAATGGACAAGAAGATTAAAAAAAGAAGAGCTGGCAATCCGACATGGATAAGAGATCCAATGGAAGCTGAATTAATTAGACAGATTCATAACCAATGGTGCAGGGATAATGGCTATGTAATAAGAGGGAGATATAGGCAGAAATGTGTCCTAAATAAGGCAGAAAAGAGGCAAGACCTCGACACCTAGGGTGTCGAAGTGGGTGTCGCAGAGGTGTCGAAGTGTCTAACTTTAGACCAAAAAAAGTCAATATTTATGAAAAAGTGCGACAAAAGTGTACAAAAGGTTCGACACTTAGACACCCCTGCGACACCTGTTAGACACCCTAGGTGTCGAAGTAAAAAACAGCGTATACCAAGGGTTCTAAGGGAAAAACATGGGTAATTTACCTACTTCGACACCTTTTTACTTTTTCAGCGCAATTAGTATAAAAAAAATATTTTTACTATTAGGGGTCGCAGCCCGGATATAAGGAAATTATCATGATGACAGAAGAGAGGTTCTGGGATAAGTTCAATAAGAAGCACAACTCGAAATATTACTATGTCACGAAAAACAAAAAGAAGATTAAGCTTAAACCAAAACGTCAACGACGCTATCCCTTATTCAAAGGTCAGAGTTGAGTGGATTGATATCTTAAGTGATAGTGGTTGGGCTGATGAAAAAGGTTTTAACAAAATGAAACTAGCATACCCTGTTAATGAAGGTTGGTTATATAACAAAGATAGATTTGCTATTAAGTTGTTTGCTTCTTACGATCGGGAGGAAGATGGGTCTTTAACTTTTGGAGATCGGACGATGATCCCTGTTGCTTGTGTTAAGAAAATGGTTAAGATAGGTTAAAGGAGAAAAATATGACATATGGAGTAGCAAGGAGAGGCTTTGGAAAGGCCCTAAAAAAGTTTGTGAAAAGACATACACATCAAGTTCCAACAGGACCACACACTGATGTGACAAGACGTAAAATTAATCCGTCATTTGGAAATCCAGATGTAGAAAGTGGAAGAACGAAAGAACGGAAAAGAAAACAAAAAATTATGGGTATGGGTTGGAAAAACGTAGCAAAAAGAATGGTTGGTCTAAAAGGTGGAGGAAAGGCAAAGAAATAATTATTTCTTTGTTTCTTTTATATCGGTAATCTCTTCTGGTAATGCCTCAACAGTCTTCGCATTTAATAATGGTTCGTAGTCGATTAGAATTTGTTTCATTTTGGCTTCTAGTTGTTCCTCTGTTAGTTCTTCTAGCTTTCCATGTTTTATTATTTTGCGGTCTATATACAGCCCTGCTGCTTTGCCTCGATTGGTTTCGGCGTTTACTGCAGAAGAAAAAGAACCCTTCTTCAAGGCCAACTGTTTAATTCTATCTAGTTCTGCTATATGGGTTTCGTAACTGACTGCAAACTTCTTAAGTCTTTCTTCTTTTAATTCGCCTACAAACTTTGCAACAAGTGGGGACAGTCTTGGATTCATAAGCTCTGATCCTTCTTGTCTTGCTCTGTTATGACTGTAGCCAGCTAGCTTCGCTGCTTCCATCTGTGAGAGTGGGCCTTCAGGTCCACCGAATACTATAAATTCGGCGAATCTTTTCTGCATTTCTGTTAATCTTTTATGAACTCCCATGTTGACATTTTAAGGTAACTATCCTATAAAGTCAATATGAAAGATGATCATGAAAATGGAGAAAGAGCCGAACAAGCTACTTATGAAGACGAGCATACCTCTAGACGTGCAGTTACTATTCCTCTTAAAGAGTATGATGAACTTAAAGCTCAACAATCTTTTATTAAAGATCCATCTCTCATTTCTATCATTGACAAAGTAGAAGAATTAATTAGAGCATTAAGGAAACATATTATTAGAAAATGACAGAAGCTTTAACATCATTAATTGAACAACATCAAAAAGAGACTTGGGAATGGAAACAAAAAGAATCTCAATGGATAAGAGATAAGAATCAGTTAGATGGTAACAAACAAATTATAGAAGAGCTATCTACTAAGCTGATTGAGATGGCTAAAATTAATTTAGCTTTGAAG